ACTCCCTCACGGGAGTCGGGTCTGTAACCTTTCGGCTACAGCTCGGCCTAGCCGGACTTGTAGAAGGGAGGTGTCTTTTGCCCATAGCAGCTTTTACCAACGAGCCCGGAGCACATTATCGCTCCGACGCCGCGTTGGACTCCACTGAGTTCATTTACCCACGTGGAGTTACCGGGAGGGGTCCCCCCGAACGGTTTAAAACTACTACGAACGTGACTTTCCCTTCGGGGTATTGTATGCGTTCTCCGATCCAGAAGGGATACTATCCACTGCCAACGCGCCACCTCAGGTCGGTAGCCGCGGTAGTTGAGAATCGTCCCTTCACCACGCATTCGGATCAAAATATGAATGCGGATGGCTCCGGTGAGTTGTATTGCCGCACATTGTATCAGCGGCATTTAACTAACACGGTGGATCCTTTATCATTACCAATCCCTAGAGAAGCTATCTTCCAACAGGAGGAGAACAACAATAGGGCTATTCTGAAGGCTCGCTCGAAACTTCGAGAGGGCAAGGTTCAGAATGGTGTTGATATCGTTGAGGCAAGAAAGACTGCTAATGCAGTGGCGGATGACTTCTCTAAGCTTTTGAGGGCCTATAAAGCCTTCCGAAGCGGTCTCTGGAGTCAAATCCCAGGAGCTCTAGGAGCCGACCGTTATTCGCTTCTATCAGGTCAGTTTTTGGCTGACCGATGGCTTGCATGGATTTACGGCTATAAACCCCTCTTTGGGGCTGTGACCGATAATGCTGTGCTTGTAGAGCGAATCTTGACGCAGAGTCGCACCTTCCACTTCTCTGTGGTTGGTGGACGCGACTCAGAGGCTGAAGAAGCCTTTTCGCGCGAGGATGACCTACGGGTTGAACTTAAGTGGAAAGGTGGCGCGCGTTGTAAAATAAACGCAAACCTCTCTTCGGTTTTCTTGTCCGGTCTTGATACAACCGGCATGCTCAATCCTGCCAGTATTCTGTGGGAGCTTGCTCCTTATAGTTTCATGGTTGACTGGTTCGCCAATGTCAACGGCTGGTTGGATACACTGTCCGCTACGGCGGGATTAGTATACGATTGCGGGTATGTGTCGACTCGTCAAGAGGCTAGCGCGAAAGTTGCGAAACCTATTGGCACTGATGACCCTGGGAGTCTGGTAGTGCAGAGTTTCGATTTCGGTCGGAACCCTACATCCTCGTTCCCTATTCCTGCCTTAACTGGCGGGAATAACCCATTTTCAACAACCCACGTCGGAACCTCCCTAGCGTTGTTCCGCCAACTGTTTCGATGATAAGAACCATCGAGAAAGAGACTATATGCCTCAGTTCAGTAACCTGATCCTCAAGGATCGGGCCGGGCTAGACGTAACCTTCAAGCCGAAGGATGTCAAAGCCGGAGTGGCCAAGTGGGTCAAGACGACCGGTATCCCCGCAGGGGACCAGTCGGTTACCGTCAGCTCGAATGACACTCAAAACGGCCGCCGGAAGGCGATCGTTAAGCTTGTTATTCCTGTCGTCCAGGACGTCCTGGTCGGCAACGTGAGTCGTCCTCAAGTAGTTCGCACGGCCTACGCCGAGCTTACCTTGAATTTCGACTCGCTGAGTTTGGCACAGGAGCGTGCAGACATCACAAACTATGCGATGGGCTGCCTGGAATGGGGTAACACCCAGATCAATCCTGTGATCATCGACGGTGACGGGATCTACTAAGTAAGGAGAGATACCTTGCGAAGTAAATCCTTCTCGGATGGGTTGATAGTGTTGGCAATCGTCGTAGTGGCGGTTGTTTTAACTACATTCTTCCTATCCTTTTTGTTCGTGTACAAAAGTACGCAAACCGCCATATATGGAGTACCAAATGGCACACCCACGCTCTCGTCCGCGGTTATCATGCCGCAATACGAGGCTACCCGACGGCTTGACAGAGAAGTTCATAGAGAAGATCCTCGCCCTCAGGTCCAGTCCGAAAGTGGACCACCTGCAGGCGGAGTTCCTAACTAAGTTCGTCTCCGTTGACACTGCTCCTGCGGAACTCCGTAAGAGCCGAGCTATTGAGAAATGGCTCGCGACCGAAGTCAAGAACGAGCAGACTAACGAACGTATTCTTTTAACACACGAGGAATATAATATTCTACCTCGTGTTACGTTCGCTCGGTTTGTCTCCTATTGTCAAAAGTTGATTGTTGACACCATTGGTGAAACGGTTCCTGAGGAGGCCCTGTGTGGGTCTTTCTCTGGTGGAGCGTCTACCAGCCGGCAACGTACGAAGAGCCACCCGGCTACTAAGTACCTCGGGAAAGCACACGTCACAGAATCAGCCGTTCAGTGGTTGGAGCCGCTCGCGCAACTCCTTCCATTGTGGCTCGGGAGCGATCCCGGGCCTGTGCCTGAGTCTGAATCAGTTAGAGGGTACGATAGTATCAAACCCTCTTGGCTGATCGAACGTGCATCTCGTTCATCTTTCCGGGAATTGTTCTCTCACGAGATTGTTCCTGGGAACGAGATGTTTACCGTCCCTAAGAACGCCGATATTGATCGCGTGGCTTGTAAAGAGCCCGATATCAATATGTTCATACAGAAAGGCATTGGCGGTTACATCCGTCGACGCCTTCGCCTGAACGGCATAAACCTAAACGATCAGTCGATAAACCGATCGTTTGCACGTGAAGGGAGCCTTACCGGCAACCTTGCTACGCTAGATCTATCTAGTGCTAGTGACTCAATTTCTCGTTCATTCGTGGAATTGATGCTCCCCGTGAGCTGGTTCACTGTACTTGACTCTGTTAGGAGTCATGTCACTGTCATTGACGGTGTTGAACACAGGAATGAGATGTTTTCCTCGATGGGCAACGGCTTCACGTTTGAGCTCCAGAGTTTACTATTCTGGGTACTCGTACGCGCCGTCCGTTACTTCGAGGGAGTCTCAGGTGTCATTTCCATCTACGGGGACGATATCATTTGTCCCGCGGCGATCGTTCCGGAACTCATTTGGGTCATGTCCTACTTCGGCTTTACGGTTAACACCAAGAAGTCGTTTTGGACAGGAGACTTTCGTGAGTCCTGTGGCGGTCACTACATTGATGGTTATGACATAACCCCTTTCTATCTTAAGGGGCCACTGCTGAAACTTACAGATGTCATTCACGTAGCGAATCAGCTGCGTGAATGGGCCCGTTTCGAGGGCCACTCGATCCTCAATCCTGAGGTTGAGAGCATTTGGTTGTGGTTAAAGCATATGGTTCCTTCTGAGTTTTGGGGTGGTGAAAATACTTCATTCAAGTACCAGCTTGTCAGCGATGACGTCCCTAAGATGCGGCTCCGTGAGGAGACCGTGTCGAGGGGAACTGGTACAGGTGGGTATCTTCATTGGCTTAATGCCACACAGGGGCGCACTAAGGCTTCTGATGGAGTCGAAACCTCATCAGAAACATCTGGGCTTAACAGGTTCAGATGTGTCAAAGTGCGTACACCAGCGGTTCCTCGTTTGACGGCGCTCTTCTATCATGAAGTAGTGCCGACGTCCGAGTAGCGCCAAGCGCAGAATCCCCTATGGGGTGGGTGCCCTAGCCTAACAGCTAGGGCTCTAAGGTGAGA